CTGAACACCCACCAGTGCATTTTTACTGTAGAGAGGTCTACCCCGTACGCATCCAAAAAAGAGGCCAACAGGGCGTCGGCGTCCTGTGTGAAGTCATACCATTTCCCGCCTTTTGCCGCCCCCTTCGGCCTCTCTGTGTCTCCATCATGATGCGTGTAAAACCACAGCATTTTTTCTGTGGCAGTCTGTATGTCCCTTGGAATCTTTCCGCCGTAAAACAGGGCCAGCAAACCGACTACATCCGGTTTTTCATCCTGCATCTCTGTCTCGATCGCCACGCCCACACGGAAGTCCGTGTTGATCGGGAAGCTATGCCCCCCGATCTCCACAGACTCCGGAAGCGCCTGAAACGGATTGGGCTTCATGCTTTATTCCGTCGCGGCACTGTAGGTGTATTCCGTCGGCGCCTTGGTTGCCATGATGTCAATGTCGATCTCCGCAGTGGCCCCGGCGTCGCCCGAAGCGTCGGAATTGACGATGATGGACGCGCTGCCCTTTTCGCCCACGCCGGTCAGCATGGAGAAAAAGACGTAGGGCCGGATCACCTTCTGTCCCGTGCCAAACTTTATGGCGTGGCCAAGGACAAAGTCCTGAAAGACATCGCCGTGTGTCCGGTCGCCGCCGATGTTGAAAGTGCGCTGGGTGGCGGTCTTTGTGGTGGTCTTGCCCTGGCGGATATAGGTCTTTTCGTCCGTTTCCGCACTGAGCTGGGCGTCTACAGAGGAAATACCGCTCTGCACAACCTCGTAGTCCCCCTCTGCGGCCGCGCCATCCTCAGAAATGTCGATGGCCAACACAAAATCGTCATTGGTGGCCACACCGGCGAAGCTGGAATCCGGCGTGATCCCCGCCATAAGTTCAGATACCTTCATCTGTTCGTTCCCCTTTCAAAATAATGATGTGTATTCCATGGTCATCAGGATTTGATGGTCCTCACTTTCATCCTCATACCGCGCAAACAGGGCGGCGTGAGAGTTGATCACCATCTTTGTAAATCGCAGTCTTTCGCCCAGGTTCGGTCTGTCTGTTCTGTTGACAGCCCAGGCGGCCATATCGTCCAGCAATTCATCCGCCTTCAGGCGGTTGTCGTTGCCCTTTCCAGGCTTCACCCTGTAAATCAACTTGAATTGATACTGGGCCGCGTAGGCCCCGCGCAAATAGGTTTTGGTCTTGTATGTGCCCTGAATGGCGGAAATAGACATGCTGGGCGCTTCATCCGTCAGGGATTCATAATTGATCAGCATGACGGGCAAGTCCGGATACTCATTCAGCCAGACAAGCAGAGACCGCCCCACACTGTCATGCTCCTGACGGGTCACATATGTGTGTTGTTTCTCATTCATTCCTCCAGCGCCTTTCCGTAGACCCTGATCCACTTGTCCAGATTGACAGCCTTGGACGCCTCAAACCATTCCGCCTGCGCGTCAGCGTGCGTAGCCTTGTTGAAAACAAGGCTTTTGTCAGTCAGCACCTTTGTATTCCCCTTTTTCGCATAGCTGCTTCCGGTGTTTGGGTCTACCATCAACTTGCCGCCGTACAGATAACGCGCATATGGACCTGGGTATATCAGAACATTGTCCGGCGCTTTCGCTCGTCTGGACAACGAGCTGGTAAGTGCGGGCACAAACGGTCGTGTATCCTTTTTCACCTGCTGTGCCAGAATGTGATCCGCCCGCTTTGCCCGCTTGGCTATCAAATTCGGATCAATGTTCACCGTCACATGCACACTGGCCATTACGCACCGCCCACCTCCCAATGGGCCATATCGCCGCCAAAATCCTTTTCATCCACCTTCGTCACCACAAAAACATTGTCGTACTTCATGCCGATGTACGCAAAGCTCTTGTCCGGTTCGACGATCTCCCCTTTTGCAAAGAAGGTGTCTCCGCCTGTGGAGAGCGTCCAAAGCCCGGTCTTGTCCTCTGCCGCCCAAAACTCCAAAGGGCCCACATAGCGCTTTGCCTCGCCTGTAACGCCGTCCACCGCTTCCACGGAAAAAGGGATGTACAAATTCACCGCGTCCGCGCCGACAAGCCCGCTCTTGTTCACATTGACCGCCTTCGTCGCATCCAGCAGTACGCCCCGAAGGATCACAATGTGATTGACCAGGGTCTCTTCCAGCGTGCTTTTGTCCGTCTCGATGGAGGCTGTATACACGGTCACCGTATGGGGAAACATCATCTTTGACATCTGGGTATCGCCCTCACTTTCAGCAGACCGGTATTGCCCAGCCAAAGCGCTGTTTCGTCCCTTTTCCGCTGTTCCAACCAATCCACCTCTACGCCGGTGACAGATTCTGTTCTGTATGTCCGCGTCCAGCTTCCCACAGTCTGGCTGGACAGACGGCCCTCGGTTGTATAGGCTGAAGCTGTCAGGCGTACTTCATCCTGAAACACCTCAGCAAGCGCACAGTTTGCCAGCTTCACAGCCGTCAAAACGCCGTTCCTGGCCCGTTTGGCCGCCCCGCCGGTGACCGCGTCTATGTACGCCGCTGCCCGGTTTGCAAGCCCGGGAAATTCTGCCTCAGAGATCAGCTTGCCGCCGTATTCTGTTGTATAAAACTTATAATCTGCGTAGGGCATAATTTTCCCCCATTTTTTCAAAGCCCTCTTGACAAATACGTGTACACGTGTTATAACTATATTTAGTCAGGAGGGTAACGGAATGTTAGACAAGGATTTGCTGAAGCTGTTCCTCAAAAACGGATGGACGGTAAAGCGCATACACGGCAGTCACTACATCTTGGAAAAAGACGGACAAATAGAAACCATTCCCGTACACGGCAAAGACGTTCCAAAGGGCTTGCTAAACAAATTGCTTAAACGGGCGGGGCTGAAATAAAGCCCCATTCCGCCCATAAGTCAGGAGGTTATAACATGAAACTTATTTACCCTGCCATTTTTCATCATGAAGACGATTCGTATTGGGTTGAATTTCCTGATCTTCCCGGTTGTCAGACCTATGCCGACACCGTACAGGACGCTTTGCTTTCAGCCCAAGAAGCCCTTGCCGGGTATTGTCTCGTCCTTCTTGAGGACAAAAAGCCCCTGCCTTGCGCCAGCAATATCGCTGCAATAGATATCCCGTCAGGTTGTTTTCCGTCCCTGGTCGATACTGATATTTCTCACTATCTCAACCGTGAGCGGGCGGTCAAAAAGACACTTACAATCCCCGCTTGGCTAAATGACATGGCGGTTGAGCGCAACATCAAGTTTTCCGAAACGCTGCAGGACGCCCTTGTCGCAAAATTGGAACTACAGCCGCAAGCCCACTGACCCTCCCCCGCCCCGTGATGGGGCGGGTTTTTTATGCGCTTGTGTTAAGACACAGTGCCGATATACAGGCCGGACGGGTCAGGCAGCACGGGAATGAACAGGCCGCTGGCCTTAGTCCATACCGCAACAGGATCGGGCGTTGCCCACTGGGTCAGGGTAATGTACTGCTGGGCGCTCTTCTCCGTGTACTGGCCCAGTTCCTCTTCCTCAGGCGTCACGCCCCAGAGGCCCACGCCGGTCCCGCCGCTGACGTTGCTCACCAGGAAGGTGACCTTGTTTTCCGGATAGAAGCGTTTCTTTTCCTGGGTGCCGTCTGCCCGTTCCACGCCGTAGCGAAGGTTATAGGTCAGAAGCTCTGTCGGGAAGCCCATCTGCCCAAACAGGCCCTTCAAGCGCTCGGTGGAGGGCAGTGTGCCAACACCGGCGGTGCCGTAGATCGCGGTCTGAATGGCCTCATTTGCCAGGATATAGCGCATAACATTGCCGGAGGTCAGAATGCCCGTGATCGTATGGCCGTTGTCTGCCGCAGCGTCAACGACTTTCTGGATATCGCCCATAATGTCAGCGTCCGCGCTGGACCACGCAAAGCTGTACGCCGTGTTTTCTGCGGGCACACCGTAATCAATGGTCAGATTGAGGTTGTTTTCCGTCACGGTCATTTTGCCGGTGGACAGCAGCTCCATCTTGGCGGCTTCCGTGCGGGTCTTGACCGAATCGGCCAGCCTACCCATATCGTCAAAGATGTACTGAACAAGGGCCTCTTCACCCATAACGCCGTTGTTCAGCAAGAGCCGCAGGCGTTCTGTCTGGTTGATCTTCCGTTTGATCAGAAGCTTTTCCACTGTCACTTTGTCAAAGGCCGGGCGGCTTGCGATCTCCGCTTCCGTATCAAAGGCGTGAACAGTGGCCGTTACCGGCAGTGTGGCGCCATTGGCCAGCCGCAGATATTCCGCCTGGAAGTGCTGGGTTTTCTGATCCGGAAACAGGGTGTCTCCCAGATAGTTCGGTCTTGCGATGGAGAGATTCTGGGAAAAATCCAGTCTTTCCGCATCAGAGATCATGGTCAAAATATCAGGCATATTCTATCGCTCCTTTCTTACGGACGGGTGATGTCCGGGCCGTCCACAAATTTGATGCCGGCGGTCTCAAGCGCGGTCTTTGCCTCGTCCCCCACGCTGAGACGGGCCGCGAGCACACGCCCGCCCACCATGACAGAGCCGGCCACAGGGCCGTCGGTCACGTCGGTATTGGTATAGACCAGGCCCTCTGCCGTTGTATCATCCGCCGGATAGGGCGTGCCGGCCTTCACGATTTTGCGGTCCCCGTCCGCTACACCCATGGCGTCGGGAATCTCTCTGGTTTTGAGCACAAGGCCCACTTCACTCTCAAGGAAGTTGGGAACGCTGGTGCCGTTGGTAATGGTCACATAAGACAATTAAATCACTCCTTGTTGTTATTGTTTTGCGTTGGCGCAAACTGCGCATTGAACTTGAGCGCCGCCCGGGCGCCGGTGCTCAGTGTCCCGGGATCGCCGCCCTTGCCCACAGGCTTGAGAAAAGGCTTGGGCTTGTCCGGCTGAAAGGCGTCCGGGTCCGCCTCCCTTTGGGCCTTCACAAAGTCCTCAAAGCCTTCCAGTGCGCCGTCCTTCACGGTCAGCGCCTTGGCCTTGAGTGCATCGCGAAACGCCTTTTCCGCACCCTTGGAGCTGAACCTGAGCTCCGCCCCGGTGATCGCGGACGTCATTGCGTCGGCATAGTCCCGATCGGCAAGCTGGGTCCGGTACTGCTCTGTTTCCGTGTCGTACTTGCTTTGCAGCTCGTCCAGGCGTTTTTGCATGGCCTGTGCATCGCCTGTGGATTTTCGCAGCTCTTCCAGGTCCGCATCCCGCGCCTCCAGCTGTGCTTTCACATCCGCCAAGTCG